CGTAGAATCATTATTCATGCCGGTGAAGCAGTATTAACCGGTCTAGAGTGTCTGGGTGTCTGGTGTGTTTAGGGTGTCTGGGGTGTTTAGGGTGTTTAGGGTATAGGGTCTAGGGGGTCTAAGGGTATCTAGGGTATCTAGGGGATCTAAGAGATATAGGGGGTCTAGTAATCAAGCAGATCGCGTAGAATCATTATTCATGCCGGTGAAGCAGTATTAACCGGTCTAGAGTGTCTGGGTGTTTAGGGTATAGGGTCTAGGGGATCTAGTAATCAAGCAGATCGCGTAGAATCATTATTAACCTGTCTAGGGGTCTGTGAGGGGTTGGGGGTCTAGGGCTGGAAACACAAGAGCCGTATTCCAAAATACTTTTTATTTATTTTACCCAAAAGTAAAAGGTTCCTAAAGCAGTATTTAAAGTAAAAGGTTCTTATTCACTAAACATGAATAAACAGCTAACAGAAAACCTTATTAAAGGGGTTTTAATTGTAGTTGTGGTTATTATCATCATAATTCTACTTATTAAGCGTTTTATCTATTTCCGTCCTTCTTCACACTTTGAATCCACTAAAGAAGCATATAAACCTGTACATCACAGGCATCTTCACGGTTGGTTATTGGAGAACCCTCAAAGTGACAAGATAGTATTGTTGTGTCACGGAAACACCGGTAATATATCACATCGAGAAGGAAAGATGAAAGCAATACGAGATCTGGGATACACTGTGTTGGCTTTCGATTATTCTGGATACGGTAAGAGCGGAGGAGTTCCAAGTGAGCAACAACTTTACGACGATGCATCGTCTATGGTAGCCTTACTGAGACAGCAGTATCAACCAAGTCAGATTGTGTTGTACGGAGAATCCCTGGGAGGTCCCGTAGCAACTTACGCAGCACGTCGATACAGTATTCCGGTTCTTATTCTTGAATCTCCTTTACCCAGTATGAAAGTACTGATTGAAAAGAAGTTTCCTTTTGGAAGTTTGTGCTCTTTTATGTTTCCAGAGTTTGATTGTGCTGCCTACTTGCGGGGTTTCAGAGGACGTTCGCTACTTATGCACGCACCGACAGATGAGATAATTCCTTACGAATCCACTAAGCATCTTCAACAAATGTCCACTGTACACATTCCTATCGATGGTTCTCACAAAGCACCGATTATTCCATGGGTCGAAATTAAAAAGTTTATAGACACAAAATAATTACGGTAGGACTATATTTGATCTACTTAAATTATATTTAAGAAATAAAAACCTAAAATAAGCAATGTGTAATCTTGTTTTTATTGATGATCCACAGGATGTATATATTCATAAACTTAGTAAAAAAATTAAGAATATGAAATTAAATGACAATACAGAGTTTATAATAGATGACGATGGGCAACAGCAACAGCAACAGCAACAGCAACAGCAACAGCAACAGCAACAGCAACAGCAACAGCAACAGCAACAGCAACAGCAACAGGAACAGCAACAGCAACAGGAAGACAGTATTATATCAGATGTTGATTATGATAAATTAGTGTTAAGTATCGACATTGGTATTTTAAATTTAGGTATAAGTGTTGGGTTAATAGATAGAGAATTTAATCTTAAAGAAATTACGTATGTAGATTTAATTGACATTACCAAATATACTCATGAGAAACAATTATATAATGTAGATTGTAAATTACATCATACAAAAAGTATTGCTGATTGGACGGAGCATATATTTCACGAGCATGCTCCGTTATTTGAAGAGGCTAATTATATTCTACTTGAAAGGCAGCCTCCTCAGGGTTTAGTTGCTATAGAGCAACTGATATATTATAGATGGAGAAATAAATGTCATCTTATTTCTCCATCTTCTATGCATAAACATTATCGTATAGGCCATTATGAATATGAGCAAAGAAAACAGCAAACTATGTATATTGCTAAAAATAAGTATAACTGGCATCAAAGGGCTATAGAACAATATATGTTGTATGATAGAAAACATGATATGACTGATAGCATATGTTTGATGGGATTTTGGTTACATAAAAAGAAAGTATATTATATGGAAAAGAAAAGACAAGAAAGGTTTAAAAAAGTTAAATTTTCTAATACGGGAGAGAATACTAATGATTGGTTTGAACAATATAGATATATTCCAAGAGTCTATTAACTAAATATTTATATTTTAATAATATAAATAATGACTATTCAACCTCTATGGGCAGTATGTTTAATAACTAGAGTGAGTCTTTTGTTATTAGCGGGATATCTATCAAAAAATAAAAACGATGTTATAAGATTAATAGCTAGTTTATCATTACTTACTATTGGACTAGGATTTATTTATAAATATTTGACTGGTTCAAATGATGAAGTACAAGTAGCGAAAGTATTTTGGCACGAAACTAGATTACAACACGGAGTGTTATATATGTTGGCGTCATATTATTTGTATACAGAAAATCGTACTATGTGTATGTTAGTATTAGGAATTGATATAATATTTTCTATTCTATATAGAATAATTACGAATAAATAATCTGTACAAAAGAGTATACATCGCAAACATGTGGTGTTTGTAAGCTACACGAGCAGAAGTAAACTTTGCCAATGTTCTTCTATCTACCGCACGACAGTTGATGGTTCGAGATTCGTAAAAAATAGATCTAAAGATATGTATTTTAAAAGAAAGAAACATGTAGTTGTGAGCTTATAAACTCACGGGGTTGTTTCTGGATTGCAAATAGTCTGAGTCCCAAATACAAGCAATAACGTGGTTACACGCGACGCTTGTTAACCCTACGACTAGGAGCAATTTCGACGAAAGGTGACTCTAAACCAAAAATAAACAATAGTTCCGGACAAAATATGAGAATCATTGAACAGTACATACCCCACCATACCGCTGAAGCTGGTTTAGGGAAACTAGATCCGAGAGTGATGATTGCAAAAGCGAACTGGCCATTCGTTAGTAGTTCTCGTCCTCCTTTTATAGTGAAACTTTATGATCTTCAGAATTCACTTCTAATACTAGTAGTATTAGAAACCTAGAAGAAACCTAGTAGAAACCTAGAAGAAACCTAGTAGAAACCTAGTAGAAACCTAGTAGAAACCTAGAAGAAACCTAGTAGAAATCTAGTAGAAACCTAGAAGAAACCTAGAAGAAATCTAGAAGAAGAAATCTAGTAGAACTTGTTAGTTCCATATATTTTTCGCATTCCGGATATCAATAGTTCATACAATACCGGTACAAAGTATTTCGGAGTATATTGATTTGTTAGAACCGCCCTACATGACTTTCCGGAAAAGAATGATGTAGTAGAATCAGATATACTAATACAACAGGGTGTAATACCCATCTTTTTCAACGTAGCCAGACCAGATAGAAATATCTTTACTCTTTCGCGTACCATTCTGATTTCCTTATTCAGATTACGTACGTAGTTCTCGCTAAGATCATCTCCATACGCTTCTCTAGGTGCTAATACCCCCGGCATGCCATGTACACGTCCCGTAGATTCAATATCATCGAAATCCTTTTGGTACGATGCTAAGCTATGCTTATCACCGTTTGTAACAAAGAAATCTAGATCTATATCAAGAATGAACTTGTTACTATTGATCAGATTTCCTAAACGTTTCCATGCCGATGCAGAAGCGACTTTTATACGGTTCAGTTGATGAGGGTGAAAGAACTTATACTTACTAGGATCATCCAATTCTCCTTCCTCTGCAATCTCAATATCTCCGGTAATACGGAACTTATCGTTCTTTTGTCCTCTAGGTCGTAAGTATATGAGCTCGTTGCTCTTATCGGTCATTAAGACTTGTTGAAACTCCGCATTATCATCGTATACCCATTTTGGCATAGCCCATATGACATGATTGATACCTTTAGAAAGTAACATACATGTTACAGGCCAAAAGATTTTTCCACAAGCTCCTCGTTGTACTCCCTGTTCATCCAACCGCCCATTCTTTTTCAACAATTGACTAGAAGGGTCAGGAAGTCCCATGTCGTCATGAGTATCGAAATGGACCAGTGGTCCATCCACAATACCACGTTTTTTACATCTTAGCCACCACTTTACTACCTCGTTGTGTAAAGTTTCACGAAAGAAAGGAATGTCCTGGTTCATATTCTCCTTGTTCAAAAAGTCGTAGTAATACACCATGCGATCATGAAGTTCTTCCCACATCGGGCGGAACGCTACAAAATTCTTCTTGGTAGCTAGTAATTCTGTGACAGACTGGATCAGTGGATATGCTTCGCTATACTTATCCGACATAGATTGCGAGCTGAACTCAATCCTACGGAGCGAATAAAGTATATCAACAATTTCAGCAATACCTTTATTGTATTTATCACTTGTCTCAGTCTCCATTTTATTATGTACAAAGACATAATAAAATTAATTGCTATTTTTCCAGCTTTCCAACGTAAGAATTTCTTGGTCTGAATCTGTTAAATATAAAGATTCGGTCGTGCAGTCACTGTAGTCCCTCCACGCGTCGTCGTTTTCATCGATTCTGCTTTCATGTAATCTTTTCGTGCAGATTTGGATACTTCTCCTACTTTCATCGTTTTTACCAAATCGGGATGGGCGAGTCTGCATGGAGACGGATGTTTCATCCGTCGATTCGGTTCTCGTCGCTTCCTCTTTGCGGGAGCTTTGTTGTATGAACCCTGTGTGTTTTTTTGAGATTTCTGGTATGAAAACTTTTCTTTGTCGGTGGTTAAACACTGTTGGTTCTGCTTCTTCACTCATTTTTAATTTATTGACAAGATACTTTATATTATTTTCTTACATGGGCTGTGTCTTCTCGAACGCCTTCTTCCAGATCTAGGCCACCAATATCGCGGTCTTCTTGGACGATCCCAGATATTTATGGGTCGGTATAACATTGTCTGAGGGTAATAATATGAAGGTTCGGAACAGTTCTTCTGACAAGCTTCCTGACTAGTGTATTCTCCTTCGTCTGAACGAATACATTGGTAATTATTTCCACTAACAGTACAAGCCCATGCATCTAGTTCGTCATTTTCCATTGTACTCATCATCTCTTGTTTCTGCTTACATGCGTTCAGACATTCGCTTTTAGAAGTGTAATCTCCGTCAATATCAAATTCACAGCCACCCTCGGTACATTTCCATTTCTTGTAGTGTTCACGCCATATTAGATATATAACAGCTAGAATTACCAGAATTAATAGTACTACAGCTACCGTGCTAATAATAGTTACTGTTGTTGAGACCATTTATGTAAAACAAATATTTAAAAGTAAAAAATCATTTTACTAAATGAGCCATGTACATATTGCACTACTTATGATGGTAAAGAATGAACACAAACGTCTACAAGTTTCCTTAGACAGTGTTATAGGTCATGTAGATTCTCTAGTAATCTTTGACACAGGCTCAACAGACGATACTATCGATATAGTGAAACGTTTCTCTGAGAAACATAATATACCTTTGCGTTTGAAAGAAGGAGAATTCGAAAACTTCTCTGCTTCTCGTAACATATCATTGGATTTTGCCGATACTTTCGATGATATTGATTATCTATTGTTACTAGATGCAAACGATGAACTTCGTGGTGGTAAGAATCTTCGTGAATACTGCAAGAAATACAAGGACAAACCCAACACTCGTTTTATGCTTTGTCAAGATTTGACTTGTTCAGTCAAGTTTTACAACTATCGTCTGATTAAGCCACGTCAAGGATGGAGATACAAAGGACGTGTTCACGAGTATATGAAGACTACTCGCTTCGAAAACGGTTATGAATACGTGGAACCTATGGTTCGCCTTCCAGAAGATGTAATTTTGTATCAAGATCTTACTGCGGATGACGATAAGTCCGGAAAACGTTTTGTACGCGATAAAGTCTTACTTCTAGAAGATCACAAAAACGATCCTACCGAACCCCGTACAGTATTCTATCTAGCTCAGACATGTGAATGTTTAGGTGATACAGAAGATGCTTTCTATTACTACAGACTGCGTACCAATTTACAGGGTTTCTGGGAAGAGCGCTTTCACGCTTTCTATCGTTGTGGAAAGCTATCGGAAATTCTTCAACATCCATGGGAAGAGTCCATGAAGTGGTATATCAAGGCTTTTGAGCTTACTTCACGTGTGGAACCACTTATCAAGATCGCAGAATACTATAGAGGTAAGAACTGGTTGTTGTCTTTTACATTTGCGGATCTAGCCTGTAAGCTTACTTATCCATCTAATTGTATCTTGTTTGTAGATAAACAAGCCTATAATTACACGCGTTGGCACTTGCTCGGTATCACCGGGTGGTACGCAGGCTTTTTCACTGAGGGTAAGAAAGGTTGTATGAAAGCGATCGAAGCTGGTTTGAACATACAACTTGACAAGAACAATTTGAAGTTTTACGAAGAACGGGAGGAATAGCTTCGGGGGCAGTGAATACTGCTATTGAAACAATGTTTTAATTGATTACTCAACAATTAAAACTTAGTTGTAATATTCACTACCCTCGCGACGAGTAGCATAAATTATACTCCACCCTTTGCCTTGAAATAGGGATGAAAGTTGTAAAAGTGTCCCAACTTGGTCTCCTTCAAACTATTCAGAGTACCATGTCTTTTCATTGTGTTGTAGATATTGATCAAAATGTTCATAGCAATAATAGGCTTTGTCAGAATCTTGTCCATGACAATATCATCGTCAATCTTTTTAGGGTCTACCGCATACTCTGGAACACCTTTCTGTGAATAGGAGCAATTGTCACTAACCCAGTAACTAATCATAGGAGATGTAGGTACGGTTGGGTCGAAAGGTTCGTACTTCTTATGTGCGTTGTGCATCTTTATCAAATACTTTCTGGTTGCGGTGTTGTAAATCAGGGCTTCTCCTGTAGTAAGACCATTACAAGCTACTAGTCCGGTACAGCCCTCGGATTGTTCAGGATAATGAGTGGACTGATTTCTACTAGCTAGTTCGCAAAAACCGTCCCATTTGTCCGCGCAATACTGGGACAAGAAAAGTTGACAAGGTCTGCTGTGCTGTCCATAGATATCAGCATGACCACCATGAAGGAAGCGCTGTTCCATGTTGTTACCCAAACAGTATGTTAACGGATTGTTCACCGCGGAGTGTGCGTTAGAACCGAAATCTGATATGTCCTTGTATGAATACGTGTTCATTTTATATTATCTCGATATTTTATTTAAGTTTGAAAGAATATTATATCAGAGTAATTCCAGAAATAAAATGAACTAAAGAAACGTATACTGGAAAAGAAAGCAACCAATATGTCTATACAACGAAAAATTCAACCTGTTACCCAGCGATTCCAGATGGGTAAAAGTATTATCACTGAATTGAAAGAACGAACGCCAGAATTTGGTTTTAACGGTCTCGGAGAGCTTGTCTTCCGCCGTACATACAGTAGAGACAATGAAGATTGGTCCGATGTGGTCCAACGTGTGGTCGAAGGCTGTATGTCAATCCGTAAAGAGCACTTTTTCCGTAACTCACTTCGATGGGTAGATTCTGAGTGGCAAAGCTTCGCTCGTGAAATGGCTCATTCCTTGTTTTCAATGGAATGGCTGCCACCCGGCAGAGGATTGTGGATGATGGGAACTGATTTTGCATATGAGCGCGGAAGTATGGCATTGAATAACTGTTTTTCAGCAGACACCAAATTTTGGACAGACCAAGGTCTCACAAGTTTCTTTGAATATAAAGATGGTGATAAAGTTATTGTTCGTGGTAAGAATAAATGGACTGAAGCCACAGTAAAATCATTTGGGGAACAAGAGCTGTGGAAATTGACAGTACAGAAGAAAAATAAGCAATGTACTATTTATACTACAGCTGGTCATCGTTGGTTAGCTAAAACAAAGAAGGGAGATGGTAAGTATACTTTCAAAATCAAGACTACAGAAGAACTTGAATCGAATTGGAAACTTGCATCTTTTGCTAAAAGAACTAACTTTCACGATCTAGAAGTATGTACTATTGGTATTCAACATGGTATAGTATTTGGTGATGGAACGAAACATCCTGATACGAACAATTGTAAGATTCAGCTTTGTGGTGATAAGAAAGAACTTGCTCGTTATTTCTTCTCTCCAAGGCGTGAAAATACTACCATTACTGGACTTCCAAACACTTGGAAAGACTTGCCGTCATTGAGTATGAACAAAGAATATTTGCTTGGATTTTTAGCTGGATGGTTTGCAACAGATGGTTCTATGGGGCAAACATCTGATATGTCACTTATCAACAGTAACCCACAAATACTTCAATGGGCGAGAGATGCTTTGTTCAAACTGGATATCACTACCAGTGATGTTAAGATGTCCAGAGAAAGAAGTCCTTATGATGGTACGATAAAACCTTCCTATCGTATTTATATTAATCGAGAAAACGTACCTGAAAAAATTTTCTTACGTGATTCTCACATTCAACGTTTCAAGCCCTCTAAAGAATACCCGGTTTGGAGAGTAGTGGAAGTAGAACCAACAGATAGGGTTGAAACTGTCTGGTGTGTTGTAGAACCAGAATTTGAAGAATTTACACTAGAAAATGGTATTTTGACGAAGAATTGCGCTGCTACAGACACTGCTGAAGATATTGTGTTGTCGGCTGAGTGGACTATGGACGGTCTGATGAACGGCGTGGGTGTTGGTTTTACCACCAATTGGCGTGGTGAAGCTACTCAACCGGACAAGAAAGACAGAGAGGTGTTTGTGATTCCTGACTCTCGCGAGGGTTGGGTGGAAAGTTTGATTAAACTTATGTGTGCTTACATTGACAGTCCTCGCTATGGAATGAGCAAGTTTCCAGAGTTTGATTACTCGGAAATACGATCTTATGGAGAACGGATCAAGGGTTTTGGAGGAACTGCATCCGGTCCTGGACCTTTGAAGCAGATGCACGAACGTATTGAAAGCTATCTTGACGCTTTTTGTGTCGGTCGCCTGCAATGCATTTCCAAGACTTGGAAAGAGTTCAATGAGAATGACAAGTCCGAATGGCGAGAGGACGAGGTGGAGGTAGACAAACCTTATAGTCATACACGGCTGATTGCTGATATCTTCAACGCTATTGGTGCTTGTGTGGTTGCAGGAAACGTAAGACGTTGTCTACCTGGTGATGCCATGGTGCACACAAAGGAAGGATTAGTACCTATCAAGAATATCGAGATTGGATGTGAAGTGTTAACATCCAAAGGCTATGAGATGGTATGTAATAAGTTTGATCAAGGGGTACAGGAGCTGGTATCGATTAAGACCCAAGACGGTGATTTTAAGTGCACGCCTAATCACCGTATGGCAGTATGCACCTCGTACGACACATATGAGTGGAAAGAAGCAGCAGAACTGACTAAGGGAGACCGCTTACTATCGTCAAGAATGATACTGTGTGGTCAGAAGACTCGTTTACCAGAGTGGCAATACTATAATCTTGTAGGTGCAACAAAGTGTAAAGACATTAGTCTACCTACTTTGGACACTGACATAGCATGGTTAATAGGACTATTCCAAGGTGACGGTTATACATATCCTAATTATATCAATAATGGATGTGACGCATATGCGAGTATTGCTTTTGGACTACAGGAATATGATGTTGCTTTTAAAGCAAAATCTCAGTTGGAACGATTTGGAAACTTGGATGTGTCTCTAAAGAAGCGGAATGATGAGAACAGCTACATAGTCCATTGTCAGTCAAAACAGCTTGCATGGTATTTTGACAAGAATATCAAACAAGCTAATAGTGAGACACGAGTACCTGAATTCGTTATGCGAGCAACTGAAAACATTCGATTGGCTTATCTTGCGGGTATTACTGATGCAGTTGGTTGCCTTAAGAACAGACCTAACCAAGTAATGACTACTGTATACGAAAAGTTCGCCAAGGACTTCCAAAACCTACTGTATGCGTGCGGTATTGAGTCTCGGTTTGTGATTTGTTCGGAAGATTATCCTGGTCTCCAAGATCCTGGTCTCCAAGATCCTGGTCTCCAAGATCCTGGTCTCCAAGGATGTCAACGTATGTACAATATCAATCTCATTACTAAGCGTTCACAGGCTCTATATGCAGAGATTCCAGAACTACACAAAGAGATGCGAACCACTAGTCGTTCACAGAATGCTAACGGATTTCCTGTAACTTTCGAGACGGTACCCAAGATTAAGACAAAGTATGGTTTATATACCAATAAACAGTTCAATATTGATGCATACGACAGTGAGCATGGAGAGAACTGGTTTGTACCTGTCGAAGTTCTAGGAATTGAGAAGGGCTCAACTGAGGATACTTATGATATAGAGGTTAATAACAACCATGAATTCTTTTGTAACGGGTATCTCACTCACAATTCGGCGGAAATCTGTTTGGGATCTGCGGGCGACGAGGACTTCATTAATCTGAAGAATTACTATCTGAATCCGGAGCGTTCGGCTATCGGATGGATGAGCAACAACTCTGTGGTTATGAAGGAAGATGGTGAGTACGATGATTTTAGCTACATTCCGGACATGGCACGACGTATTCGGGACAATGGAGAACCGGGGATGATCAACTTGCACAACATTCAGAAGTACGGTCGCTTTGGTAATGAAGTCCCGGACAAGGCTACTTTGGTCAATCCGTGTTTCTCTGGAGAGACCATGATTGCTGTTGCGAATGGTAGAGGAGCTGTTAAAATTAGCCAACTCGCAGAAGAAGGAAAAGATATCCCTGTATATTCTATGGATGAAGTAACCGGAGAAATTTCTATTCAATGGGGTCGTAACCCTCGTGTAACTGGGACAGATAAGAAACTAGTCAGAATTCATTTTGATGGACCTCATAAGGGTCAATATATGGATGTGACACCGAACCACAAGTTCTTCCTTAACGATGGTAGAACTGTAGAAGCCAAAGACCTAGTCAATGGAGACTCTCTGCCACAATTTAATAAATTAGCGGATTATTACAGTAGAGTATACATACCGTCTAGAAACAAATACCGTCTCGAAATTCGTATGATTATAGAGTTCTATGAAAAAGAATTGTTTTACAAAAAATACAAGGAAGGTGTTTACAATGGTTTCTGTCGTACTCATAACGTAGTGGTACATCATAAAGATGATAATAAGAACAATAATCATCCAGTCAATCCAGAGAACACCACGGCTGTAGAACACAATTCAGACAACACTACGGTTGTAGAAGACAATCTAGAGAACACTACGGTTGTAGAAGACAATCGAAAACATAACCAAGAATATGATAGTAACCAAGAATATGATAGTAAACAACATACAGAGAAAACAAAGGAACTCATTGGGCAAAAAGCTCGTGAACAATGCGAAGATCCTGAATATCTCAATAAATTAAGTGACGCTCAATCCGAAGAAGAACAGTCCAGTCAAAACATGATTGATCCAAGGAACAAGGAACTGATTGATCCAAGGAACAAGGAACTGATTGATCCAAGGAACAAGGAACTGATTGATCCAAGGAACAAGGAACTGATTGATCCAAGGAACAAGGAACTGATTGATCCAAGGAACAAGGAACTGAAAGAGTACTACGATTGTCTTGAAAAAGAACCTTGTGGTTTATTTATGATTCGTTTTTCAGATACGAAACTAAAAGTTGTTCGTACTTGCGAGAATGAAGAGTGTTCGCTTGAGTTCCTATTACCATGGGATAAGAGAGCACAAGCCTACTGTTCACAATCCTGTGCTAATACAAAAAGATCTAGCATTGAAGCACGCAAAAAGGGACAAAAAGATCTAGTATTGGAAAAACATCGTGTAGCGTATGTAGAAGAGTTGTACGGTTCTCATGATGTTTATAATATTACCGTTGACAATAATCACACGTTGGCAGTAGTTACAAAGGCTAACGATGATCTTACGAATATAAAAGGCGTGTTTACTTTCAATTGTGGTGAAATTTCTTTAGAAAATTTCGAGTTGTGTAATTTGGCTGAAACTTTTCCTCCTAGATGTACCGGACCTGAGAGATTTTACAAGGCACTTGAGTTTGCTACTTTCTACGCTTCTACTGTTTCATTGCTTCCAACTAGCAGATCAGAAACGAATGCTGTCATTGCACGCAATCGTCGTATTGGTGTCAGTGTTTCAGGTATTGCACAGTGGGCAAGCGGGGCTATCCCAGAGACTTGGGGACAAATGAACTATACACGTATGGGTACTTTCCTAAGAGAGGGTTACAAAGTTGTGCGACAGACTAATGTGGATCTGGCCAAGGCAGCGGGTGTCCCGGCTTCTATTCGTGTCACTACTGTGAAACCTAGTGGTAGTATCTCTCTACTGGCGGGGGTTACACCCGGGGTGCATTATCCGGTGTCTCGGTATGCTATTCGCCGTGTACGCATTGGAAAGACTTCTCCGCTTATTGAACCACTCAAGGCAGCTGGTGTTCCTCACGAAGATGACAAGGTATCTGAAAACACTCTAGTCTTTGACTTCATCATTGATCACGGAGATGTTCGACCATGCGAGGAGGTTTCTCCATGGGAACAGTTCTCTCTGGTACAGATGATGCAGAAGCACTATGCCGACAACTGTGTATCCGCAACAATCTACTTCGATAAGGAGAAAGATGGTCCGGACGTGGAGAAAATGCTTGCGATGTTCATTCCCAATCTGAAGTCTGTTAGTATGCTTCCATATGCAGGACACGGTTACGCACAAGCTCCGTATGAACCTATCTCCTCGGAGGAATACGAGAGGCGGTGCAATGAATTTACTTTCCCAACATACAAAACTGTCAGTGGTAATATTCCAGAAGGTAGCAAGTACTGTTCTGGAGATAATTGTGAAGTCTAAACTAATAATAATTTAAGCTTTTGTTATAAGAATAACAAAAGATGATCACTGCGATCGTAGCCGTGTTGTATCAGCATATATAAAATGATGTATTCCTAATAATCAATCGCCGGTTTGAGAATAAAATTGAATGATTGCTCCATTTATAGCGAAATAGAATAGAACCAAAATGGATCGGTCCTCTTATTTTATCAAGAATAGAGCTATGTTTGGTAGTTTTCCAACGCAGAAAGCTGTCAACGAGCTCGAACAAGAGGGAGTGAAATTCTTTATCAATTTGACGCATGATAATGAGAGGAACATCACTCCCTACACTACAAACTACGAATACATCACTTTTCCAATTACCGATCGTCGTGTCCCATATGATTGGAGAGCGTTCGCACGTTTTCTGATTCGCGTCTCAGACATCATATTAGGTCTGAAACACGGGGAGCTAGTATATGTTCATTGTAAAGGTGGACATGGACGGTCAGGTGTTGTGGTTGCATGTCTATTATGCCATATGTTCGGAATGACTCCGGAACAATCTCTTGAGCAAACCACCAAGTACCATAGCAAGCGTAGTGTCATGCGAGACAAATGGCGTAAGATAGGTTCACCTCAGACTTACAAACAAAAGAATTTTGTTCACAAGTTCTTCGACCCTCTAAACTTCTATCGAGCTTGTGTGACTGGTTACACAACTGGAATCTCTACTTTTACCGCCCATCCAGTGGAAGTGGATGGTATAGAGTTTCCCACTGCGGAAGTAGCCATACAAGCGTTCAAGAATCCCACTGAGCAGGGGTACGTGAGAAAACAATGTAACGCACTTACTCCTGTCATATCCAAGAACATTGGACGTGAGATAGAAACATCAGAAGAGTGGATTCAGAACTGTGACAAAATATTGTTTAAAATTCTAAAGTGTAAGTTTGATCAGCATCCGGATATTCGAGAGAATCTGATGAACACGGGTCTAAAACCTATTGTACAACATACACGCGGTGATTCCTTTCTAGGAGATGGAGGAGACGGGTCGGGAGAGAATCGTCTAGGATTAGCGCTAACTAGACTTCGCGAATACTACTATCGAGAAAATCTGTGATTGTTATTATACTTATAATAACAACTTAATTCCGAGTCTTACAAGCAGTGCAGTGCTTGCGCCGTTGTTGTACTGGACGCGTACGAGAGTGATCAGAATATACATGAAATGATGTTTCTTTGATATCGTAAGCTTTGGTATGCTCTGGTTCGTGCCCCCGACCAAAAAGCTTATCTGCATCTACACCGTACATACTCTCATGCCCTGGGTAATATATCATGGGAGTAATACTCTTATAATAAACTCTGCTCAATGGCAGAATGTACTTTGCGTTACTAGTGAGAGTACAATTCTTTTGTGATTGACAACTATCTCCTAATTTGGTATATGAGAATGACATTTATTATAGCTATCTAAAATTATATTTCAGTCTAATAAATGTCTAACGCAAGATATCTTGAATTTGACTCTACATATCGTAATCGAAACTTGTGGCCGTTGCCTGGAGAGTTCGACGTACTCATTTCTCAATCAGGTAGAAAAGATAAGGATACCGCAGTGGATCCCATTAGCAACGCCGTCAATATTACTAGCTGGACCTCAAACGAATTTAGTACTGATTCTGCAACTATTTCTGGTACTATTTCTGATACACAACCTATCTCTCAGTCAGGTACACAACAGATTCTCGTTATAAACTTTAGTAATCCAGAAATTCCACAAACCATTGAAAACTACTACGTTGGAGCAGTGATAGTAACAGATTCTAATCCTGTTGAAAGAAGGAGAATAATAGCTACAAAATTATTAAATATACAAGGGGATATTAGATTACAAATCACAGTTGATAGTGCCTTTAGCAGCTCTATTGAATTTGGTGAAACCGTGACTATTATGGATCCAACTGATTTTAATGATAAATCCAATCCTCTAATCTTTGTTCCAGCTGGTCGTAGTGGTTCCAATGCTTACACTGGTTGCTTACTCTACAATGAAACTAGATCACTAACTATTGGCACCCCCGTCTATCGCGTGGTCAATAGTTACGACATGAATACACATCTTTTAACTATTGATACTTCTACGGTGCAAACCAACACTACAGGACCTGTAGATAGTTGGCTTGCTAACGATAAATACACTATTCGTAAAGAACCCCCGATACTGGGTGCTAATTCTACTGGTACCGCACTTAACAATAATATTGCTTCTTCTAACGTTGCATCATTGATCACAACTTTTCCTCCGGAAGAGAACTACTTTCGTAATTCATGGATTCGCATGATCGACGGTGCTTCTGCCGGAAATATGAGAAAAATAGTACGCTATGAAACTTATACGTCCGTTGCGGTCGGTGGTTCGTCTACAACGGTACAATTTCCTTATACGGCATCTTCTGTAGCTGGTTACTACAACGGTGCGTATATTCAAATAAAAAATGATGTAAGACAAGTGACATCTTACGATGCAGTCACACGTACAGTCACGGTTAATAGTGTCTTTACCAATCCTGTGACAGCAGGTGATACTTTTACATTCCGTTCTATCTTTGTCACACCTAATTTCAGTAATACAGTTGGATCAACTGATCAGTTCGAAATTCTTTCCTTCTCTGTCGACAACCACAATCCATTTGTCTACACAGGAAGTCATGTATCGCAACAACAACAAGTCTGTTACGAGATTGAACTTCTGAACTTGTCGTTACCAAATAAGATCTTGTCCGTTGGCGTGGGAAGACGTATAACTTTTTATCCATATGTATACGTAGAGATTGCTAACGTGTCAGGTGCTAGCGCCGGTATGAAGAACACTATTTATTCCAACAATCCCAACTCCTCACGTATGGTTTTCAGAGCCGCTATTGATGATGTACCTAATCCGAATATTTCTTCCTTTATCAAGGTGGATGGTGATGGTATGGTGCAGACACTAAAGTTCAGACCGAACGACAATCTCAGATTTTCTGTACACCTTCCGAATGGTCAGATCTACGAAACAGTGGAATCAGAAAATGTAGGTCCATCTCCTCCCAATCCAGAGATCCAAATTTCTGCTCTCTTTTCCATACGTCGCTTGTAATAAAAAGTGTTCTAATAAGTATATTATATTTTAACTCATGCCCACCTCGCTTTTGCTAATCTTCCTATTAAATCACTGGAAATCAATGGAAGTTACTGGGAAAAGTTCGGAAGACGGATAGGTTGTTATTGATGATACTTCGTTTAAAAGGATTGAACATGAAGACAAAAATGTCAGTAAACAATACTGTAGCAGTGTCACAACGTCAACAGTTGGTTGATCTTAATGGCGAAACCACTAACTTCGACCTTCGATTCACAGCCACATCCAAGAATCGTGAACCATTTGATGTTTTGGTGGTAGATCAAACCACATTAGATAACAATCCTAACCTAGATTTTAGGCGTGCAGAGGGTACCATCTCCGGAAACATTGTTTCCGACAAAAACGTCTACCAGAACTACTTCTTATGCCTTAAGTCCGATAAACCTTGCGAAGTGAGCGTAGTTATTGATAAGAAGGAGATTTCTCCGGTACCACAACAAGCAGTTTCTCCTACACCAGTTGTTCTACCAGCGATGGAATCTCCTATGACTCCTCCTATGACTCCTCCTATGACTCCTCCTATGACTCCTCCTATGACTCCTCCTGAGAAACCGAAGGGTACCAATTGGAAAGCTATCATTATTCTGATTATGTTAGTGGTGGGTGGTATTCTTCTGTATTACATGTACTCGATGAAAAATGATTCAGGTGTTGGTGAGGCTCCTGCGGTGAAATTATCTACCCATGTACCATCTGTTCATGAAGTTTCTCCTAGTCTTCCTTCTAGTCTTCCTTCTAGTCTTCCTTCTAGTCTTCCTTCTAGTCTTCCTTCTAGTCTTCCTTCCCCTGTCGCTCCCGGACCTGTCTCTGTAACAGCCCCCACCAGCGGTTTTGGTTTCGGTGGTAGAAAGGTGAATGAGAGCTTGATAGCTAGACTGAATAGCTTACCTTTGAAATAAGACTGAATAGCTTACCTTTGAAATAAGACTGAATAGCTTACCTTTGAAATAAGACTGAATAGCTTATTGGAAAATGAGGACGTTTCTGTTAAAGCTGTTTAAGTTTTTATATTCTTGACTGAATATAAAATGACAGCTATTGGACCGTATTCACAGTCATATAATTATACGCATATGTTTGACCAGAAAGATCTTCGCGGGTGTCTTCCGAAGGAAAAGGAATGTTCTAACTCATTGATGGGTATTATTAGCAAGCATCCGGACTTCTCTAAGTTCAAATACATAGTGAAACTTGGGAAACTAGAAGGTATTCTCAATAACCCCCAAGCAGATTTCACTCTTTTTATTCCTAGCGATCGTGCTCTTCGTAGTCTTGGTAGTCTTGGGGATGATGTGTTTGTCAATATGAACGATGCTACGGCTAGACATATTGTTAAGAGCTCAATGTTGGACCGTAAGATTCCCAAGGAGTTGATCCAAGACAGTCCTGCTTCCTACTTTATTACCAAGGATCCTCCGAACAGATTGTTCGTTAGAAACATATCTGGTAGAACTTACATTGGTAACGAGATTAACGTTATTCACTTTGATATACAAGCCGCTAACGGTATTATTCACGTAGTGGACAATTTGATCTGGCCGGAAATCATCTAAAAACATTTAAATCTAGTACTAATAAAAAATATAACCCTGTTATAGAGGTAACTTCAGATTTTTTCCGAGTTTAAAAATAGCGGATGTCTTACTGGTTGTTAACAGGGTCTGGTACGCCTGGAGATTTAACTGAACCAGAGAACCAATAGGCTGCCACAAGTGTTAAACCAAACATGATCATTACATAGATAGTTTTAGAGATAATGTGTTGAGTATCCGGAAAACTATCGAAAACCGTAAGAACTAAATCGTTGAACCCAAGAGCAACAGATACGGACAGAGAATAAAAGAGAATACTACGAATGTTGGTCATGATATTATACTTTTTTTCTACCTTTTCTTTATCGGTGAGTAGTTTAGTCATTTTATACATACTCTAGAAAGATGTATCAAATGAAAATTATTTGGATAGAATAAGTTCCAGGTACGAATTTGATCTTCATTGTTTTATTTTTTACTCAACGTTTTTTAATTTAATTTTCATTTCTACGTTATTACTTTAAAGACTTGGCACCCCTAAGTAAGCGAGGATGCCTATAAAGAAGGAAATAATCTACCCCGTGTTCCTAGAGTGCTGCCAGTACACCGACGATACTTTCTGGGAAAACATTTTCGAAGACCTTGCGTACGGGAAGGCCCCCTACGGGACTTACATTTCCAAAGATTTCATATGCTGTAGTTACAAGAAAAAGGAGTTCAGCTATAGGATAGAAAAGAAAGACGTGAAAACTATATACACAGAGGTATATAATCTATTAACAAGAAAGCTAGGGCTTTTGTCACAACGTGAAAAGGTAAAAAAGCGAAAAGCTTTCACAGACCTAGAGGAAACAATCAAGGAGTCGCGAAAGAGTTGGAGCGATATCAAGAAGAAGAACATGAAAGAGTTACTTATAGAACTTTATGTAACAAGAATGAAGATAAAACACTCTTTGAGTATCAAACAGGCTCGATACCTACTCTCTGTCATTATGTTAGCTTTAGCGTTCAAGGTGATCACCGGGGACGATATCGAGTATGTTAATGAACATATTGTACATATTGACGGTATCGATTTTACCAATAAGCAGGTGATTGTCGAGCGTGATCTTTATAATTTAGAAGTTAGTTTTGCACCCCATATAGTACTAGATAAGAAATTGATGTCTGATAATTGGGACAAATATCTCAAAGATCTGCGTAAAATCACAGGAAAATGACATTTAAACATTTATCACATTTATCCAATAAGATGGACTATATCTGTGATAAATGTGGAGAAGATAGAAGAGAATATCTTAAAATGAAATTGAAATGTAAACAGAATATTTCAGTCCTGTATGAAGAAAAGTGCAGTGAAAAACTACGAAATCAAAAGAAAAATATGTTGAAAGATGATAGTTGTTCGATAGAGAATAAAGTAGAGAATAAAGTAGAGAATAAAGTAGAGAATAAAGTAGAGAATAAAGTAGAGAATAAAGTAGAGAAGAAAATGATATCGGTGGAGGGAAATATTGGCGTTGGTAAAAGCACCTTGGTAGAAGCACTCGTCTCCAGGGGACTTGGTCAAATACAGCCTGAACCGATACCCAACGCTCTTCTGTCCCGTTTCTACGAAGAACCCAAAGTATATGCGTTCCCTTTTCAGCTCTTCATGTTGGCACATCGGTTGGCATCGGCCACGCACCGAGAACATTTACCAACGGTATGTGATAGAGGACTTCTAGGTGACCAGGCGTTTGCCAGAGTCGCTTATGAGACTGGCAACATATCTGAGATAGACTACGAAATTTATCTTGATATGATGAAGGATTACCGTCATATTAGCGGTATCACACTCTATTTGATGTGTTCACCAGAGGTGTGTCTTACGCGGATCAGACATCGCCAACGGAACAGCGAATCCGCCATTACACTGGAATATCTGGAATCTATCCAACGGGCCCACTTCGATGCTATCGTGGAATCAATGGTCCGCGGAAAAATTACCATTGTCGTCGACTGGAACTCGTTTGGGTCGTTTGATTATGTGACCAGACGTCTGGTCAAAACACAGCTCACTGGAGTAGGAGATGAACAGTGGTTGTCTACATCTGCACCATCCGAGAACGGGGCATGTGTCTTTGATTGGAGACAGGATCATGATACCGTATTTCGGACCAAACTATGGTCCCACGTGCTCAAAGAGGAGCGTGTTCATCTCATGAATTACCCTTCTTGAATACTATCGTAAGTCTACTGGTATATTTACTTTAATACAATTCTATGTATTAAAATTCTATGTATTAAAATTCTATGTATTAAAATAAATCTTCGTCTATAGCGTAAGGTGTGATAGTTTCGTTTACGTTATCGATTAGTTCTAGCTTATCTTTGACACGTCGAATACTCCAGCTGGCGGAAAAACTACCAGTACTGTCTGTATCTGATATTTCAAAGTGCCAGTCTTTACATATACCTAATTGAGGTGGTGGTAACGATAACCCACCACCCTCATACTTAGCCCAGTCGAGTATTACTTCTAAATCTAATGTGTGCTTACCTAAGATCCAGTAAATACACTTACCAGGTACTGTATATTCCTTGTCATTTTTCAAGGATTGCGGTGTCATTTTTTATTCTTCTTTGTGATAACTTTTAGACTGTATTCGACAGGTAGAAAATATTTTAGACAGATATTTATTATTATGTCATTGTATCATATAATTACAGACTCTTCCATAAGCGCGAGTAACGAATGATATCCGGTGGCAATACCGAAGTATCTTCTACACACGGTAACACTTTCTTAATAACATACTCGTATTTTTTATTATCTAATTTAGAACCACCTCCGGTAGCTATAAATCCTAAAACATAAGCGGTTGGGTTTTTATGTTCAACTGCTTCCAACTGTGCAGCTGTTTCGAGCATACGAGTAATACTCTGTTCAGAAATGTTTACTCCTTCACAGTTATTTAATCTTCTTGATATTGAGTCTACGTAAATACGAAAGCTTTCGATTGGTTCCATCATAGCACGTTCTACTCTATCTACTGGCATAGCACCAATATATCCAGCACCGGGTAATCCTACCCGGTCCCAGTCTTTTCCAACTGGTTGTCCAAATATCGGATATTGCTCCGGTGAAGAAGGCCAATCATCATCGAATTCCATCTTTACTATTTGGTCAATAAATAAGATTTTACAAATACTTAGAGTATGATTACTATTAGTATAACTACTAATAATATCACCAGTATTGGAACAATCAACTTCCAGTTAACTTTTTTGTTACCACCAAGCCAACCACTTCCGACCGGGCTATCATCAAGCCAACCACTTCCGACCGGACTACCACCTTTTCCTTTCCTCCAAGAGTAATCAGGTAAAGGTCCGGGTAACATGGACACAACACCTCCCCACCAACTACCTTCTTTGTACTCCGGAACATCGATACTAGTCCATAATTCTTTCGGAGTAGATGTAGACATGGCAAAACGGGCATAACTAGGTTTTCCCCACGTATTACGAATTTCCCAATATTTGACACCGTCCTTTTCTCCCCAACCGGTCAAAACAACAGTATGACCATTATTCGGAGGACTCGGAGCGATCTTTGGAATATAGATGTTCTTAGTACCGGCATTCTGACTCCACCATTCCTGGAAATCAGGAGGTTCCCAAAAACTGGTCGGAACAGGACCATTACCCATGATTTCTAACTGAATAGCATGAATTGTAGCTTCTGGATCGGCTACGTAATCGTTATGGATTACAACAAACTTTGTACTTCCATCTTTTACCGTTAATTTAGGTTTAGATGCAGGATTGCCACAACAATCCGCGCAACAATCGGTTCCAAAATCGGGACATTCTGGTGCAATGTTCGTATTGTTCGGACCCAGAGGAGGACTAGTAACTGTGCTAAAAGGCCAACATTCCTCCAAATGAACAAAACCACCGCTCTCCAACCATAGACCGGCAGCATACGTACTTCCTCCACACGTACATTGTTGATTTGCTAAAGTAGGACACGGTTGTCCTGGTGGATCAGTGCACTCAGTTTTGCTTCCTACTTTAGGACCTCCACAACTAATTAATGTCACTGCACTAGGATAAGGGGCGGCTATATTGTATTTAATGGCGTAACGATCGCCTAAAGCGGAGACAAATCCCATCGCCCAACAACAGCCGCACGCGGCTTGATTACGACTTCCAACCTCTATCTTGTTTCCTCCTTTATCATGCCAACTCCAGTTCGTCGGAACAGATTTATTCGAAAGAGCTTGCATTGCATGTACAGGTGTAGGAGGAGCTGCGGCTGCAGGAACTATAGTCATCGAGCGATTAACAAAAGGTCCTTTGTACTCAGATCCGGTATCTCTATAACGTATGGCACGACCAGAAGAGCATGGAGGTGGTTGAGACAAAACCTTTTGTCGAGTAGGTACACCCCGACATTTGGATATATTAATTTGTTCTACTTTTAACATTCTTTATCTAAGAATAGAATTTCTTACTCGAAGAAAAATGATTTAAATTTCCAAGTGTGTAAATCAAATATCTATCTATAAATTCAAATGCTCAAGACAAAATATGTCAACAAAAGTACACAACGTATGTATAGTGGGTAGCGGGCCGGCCGCAGTAGGAAGTGCAATATATACTGCTCGTGCAATGCTAGATCCCGTCTTAATCACTGGGCGAGCAATTGGTGGACAGCTTATGACAACATCGGAGGTGGAAAATTTCCCCGGATACCCAGAAGGAGTATCTGGTCCCGAGATGATGGAGGATTTACACAAACAAGCAAAAAGATTTGGGACTACCTTCGTCTCCGCCAATGTAAAAAGTGTGGATTTCTCCTCAAGACCCCTTCATATATTTCTTGACAATAAGCAGGAAATACTTACTCACTCTGTTATTATTGCTACGGGGGCACAAGCCCTTTGGCTAAATCTGGATGGAGAAAAGAAACTACGAAACAAAGGTATGATAAGTTCTTGTGCTGTATGCGACGGATTTTTTCATAAAGATGAACATTTACTGGTCATCGGGGGAGGTGACAGTTGCATGGAGGAAGCATGTTTCTTAACAAAATTTGCTAAAAAGGTCACTATTGTGCACCGAAGAGAGACGTTTAGAGCCAGTAAGATTATGTTAGAGCGTGCCAAGAAAAATCCAAAAATCGAATGGTTAACATCGTCTCAGCCAAGAGCTTGGACTACAGACGAGAATGGAGAACTTACAGGAGCAATGATAAATACATTGGACGGGTTGAAACATGTTCAGTGTGATGCCGTGTTTATCGCTATTGGTCATAAACCTTCTACAGATTTTCTAGGTGGTCAGATTGATCTAGACGAGAATGGATATATTCTACATAAGGATCATACTATGACTAATATTGATGGTGTGTTTAGTGCTGGTGATTGCACGGACCATCGTTATAAACAAGCTATTACGGCTTGTGGAGATGGAGCAAAAGCTGGTCTTGATGCTGTAAAATGGCTTTCAGAACAGAATTTATAAAATCCCCGGGGATTTTCCACAATACGGAAAGTTATTAGCCGCGTTTGCAATTTTAAATTCTATTTAAAACATTGTTGTTAAATTAACAGTAATCATGCCAAAGAAAAGAGGAAAAAAGAATGCTAAATCGAGAGCCAATGGAAATACTGAAAAAAGACCTCTTACTCTCGCTGGTGATATGGAAGAATATGCTAAGGTTATTAAATGCCTTGGTGACCGTAGATTGATTATAGTTCTTCCCGATAGTACAGAGATGATAGCTCTCATTCCCGGTCGTTTTCGCAAACGTGTTTGGATGGTACCAAGTGACATAGTGCTAGTACAACGGCGTGACTTTCAGGAAGGAAGGGTGGATATTATCCACAAGTATAAACCCGATGAGGTGTCTAAATTGCACAAGCAAGGAGCTATCCCGGATTTCTTTATGGAAGCAGAAGCCAAACAAGATATCAATTGTTGTGGTATTATTATCGGAACTGAAGACTATTCGGAATCTGAGTTTGACTTTGAGAATCTGTAATTTGGAATGATTTGGAATGATTTAGAAGTTCTAATTCTCCGAAAGAATTAGAAAATGGAACACCCGATATTGGATTTCTTTATTAGAATCAAATCACAGTATATAATTTATTACATACAAGGATTCTGGTCATTACGTTTTTCGTAAATAGAGAAGAAATTCCTCCGTTGTAGAAGACATTTTCCCACCGGAATATAATCACACGCCCACAAAGTTTGGTTGACCCAGGGTAGCTTTGGCACATCATACGATTACCGGTAATATACACGATAGTTTAGAAGTTACCAAGATATTTATCTGAGTAATGATACCAGAGATAATGATTAAACTCTGGATAAGCATTACTGAGACCAATTTGCATTGCATTGATCTGTGGGTAGGCTAGGCGGTTTACCTTAGAGTAAGTGGTCAACGACTCGCAATACCAACCGTACATATTACCCTCTGCATTCATACCGATCCAGGGAGGACGCACCCATTCTGCCAATACTTCTTCGGAAGAAGAACTCTTATTGTCTCCCCCACGTTCGTAGATATGGCTGTTTGGATCGAACGGATCGCGTAATACGTAATGGCCAGAATCAAATCCTTCCTTCCAGATCTCGTAGATGTTAGCATCCAAAGTATTATCGATCAGATTACCTGGAATAGGTACACGTAGATTGATCAACTCGATATCGGCCGACATGTTCTTACTACCGGACCAATGCTGGATACGTTGAATGGTATCATAATCTAACTTACGGGCTAATTCTGACATCCAATGATCAATCTCCAAGTTTGCGTACATCATTTGCGGTACAGAGTTAATATCCATAAGGATCGTTCCGTTCGCAGTCTTCGTATCTTGAATATACATTTTCTTGTCCAAAGCTCCATTGATAGCTCTGTAGAAGTCAACATTTTCCTCTGCATCGATAATCATAGATGGTCCGTCACCTGTCAAAGGCTTAGAGGTATTAGGTGCATATATCACACGATTATACTTAAATAGAATAGGACTGGGAGGAGAAGTACTAAGAATCTTAACTACTTGATCAATGGCTTCTTCCCACCTCCTGGGCTTTGATAAGGGTTTCTTCGCGTTGGCGATCAGAAATTCAACGTATTCTTGTGCAACACCACTACCATCGGCATGTGAGTTATCCAAAAACAACATATCTACTGTCATTTGACGGAACATATTAGCAATGTTGAAACACTGGTACTTCCATTTCATAGTCATTGCCGGCTTATACATCTGTGCGTGTTCCGGATATTTTCTGGATTCGTTAAACTGACCAGTGCCAAACGGCAGAGGGAATGGATAATGTTCTATGTAATATTCTTTCTGATCTTTGGGAATCTCTTCTACCCATTTATCCTGCTTAGCGTCGTAATAAGGAGTAGGATCCTGAATGATTTTGTTTACTTTCTCCCAGAAGTTACCGTTGGCGAGGAAGTTATTTCCGTATGTTACTCCGTACAATTGCTTATTGGGATTAATAGTGTTTGTAATCTGCACACGCTGTTCCTCGGTTAAAATTATAGATCCGTACATACCTTGTGTAAATCCCTGTTCCGGATTAATCAACTCCGCACCGTTCATTATCATTCCGTTTACACCAGTTCTCTGCCATTCCTGGAAATATACATCTTCCAGTTTATCATGGTAATTAGGAACTTTCATTAGTTCTTGACCCAGATCGTACACGAGATGCATTCCAGAGTAACCAACCGCATTTTTACCCAACTTCATGAAAACACCTGAACCCTGTGCCCAATCGTAATAACTTCCGTCTGGGAAGGGTCCCCATTGGGAAGAGACTTCTGCATACTTCGCCTTCTTCCACGATTCTAGGCTGGTATCGTTTACGCCGGCTAAACAATTATAAGTATCGATGAAGAAGTTTTCGGCCGGAGTAAAGAAAGATGAGTGTTGAATACCAGCACCATCGGAAGAAAGTATCTGGCGTCCACGATACAAAATACAAGATGGAGCGTCCTCGGCGTCCATACCGACTTTTCCGTCATTGCCAATCACGATATTACCATCGTAAGGGTTCTTGACCTGTGGATATCCGATAACACACTTCTTACGGATAGACCAGTTCTTCCATTTTGTTCCTGGTCCGAACGGAGGAGTTCCATTCCAATCCTCGTCTGTAAGATAATCTAGAGGTGATGGCATATCACATTGTTTATCTTTTACACGGTACCAGAAATGTAATGTCAAGAAGAACTTCTTCAACTCCTCGTAGCTCATTGACTTCCATTTGGAGATTGGGGTACGAGGATATACCAAAGTAAAGTACAGTCTTAGTCGCTTGGTGTTGTAATTCTGCTCTGCAGAGTTCAAGAACCATATCGAAAGAGTGAGACATAATACGCTTACTACCACACCAATATACCAACGCTTATCCTTACGTTTAACAGCAAAATAAAGCATTACCGCTGCAGACAGTACAGAAAGAACAATTCCAAAGATTGAAAAAGTTTTTCGTGTGTCATCTCCTCGGGGACGTTCCCCGAGTTGTTTCTTCAAACGTAAGCCAGTCTGTAATGCCAATCTATTGGCTAAAGGTGCATCCATCTTCCACGCAATCTTCTTAGAAGAGTACCACCAACGAGTTTGACAGGCACCAATACTAGCCTTGTGATTATCTCCTTGGAAACCAACTACACCGGTACTGAAAGAATCAGTGGCAAACGGGTAATAGTTTTCACTGGTCTGAGTCAAGTTCTTTCCAGTTTGTGAAATTGGTTTGTCCTTTATGCATTGAATAGCACCTGCTACCTTGTACAGATTTGTGTTGGGAGTAGGAGCCGGAATAACGTTTGGCTTTCTCTCTGTACAAGCATCGTACAGGTTCTCCCATTGGTTACTTTGTGCATTCCAGCTCCAAGAGTTCAATGAGTAAGTGTTGTCCATCGGGTATTGTCGAAGTGCATCCTTTTGCGATGTGTAGGTAAGCTCGCCGATCCAAGTACCCATAAATATATCGAAATCGAAGAAAGTCTTTCCTGTTAGAGGATTATCCTGTTGAGAAAAGTCGCCATCATCCATTTTAGCCTCTTTTTCCGTTACATCTGGAATCCACGGAGCATAATCTCCTGAAAAGGATTTATATTTGCTAGGGTCGTGTGGATTAACAGTAAAGTAATACTTTTCTGCGTAACGAAGCATGAGATCTTTCCACTCTTGTTGATTACCAGAACCAGAAGCCAAGTTTCCAGGTGTACATACACGGAAATCAGCGAACTCTAGACAGATATCACCGTTCAGGTTCGGCATTTGTGTACGCACAGCAAAACTAGGTGCACTACCACCGGTAACATATCCATAAGGAAAACCGGTAAAGTTACCTTCCGGTAGCTTATTGCTAAATACCAAAGCATTTGGAGTATTTTTACATAGAGATGAATCTGGATTGGTCTTACCCCATAGAGAATAACGCACAAAGTCGAAGTTACCAGTAACGTACGCTTGCATAAGATCGTCACAAGCATTAGCTGTAGAAGGTCCAAGACCTCCAACCGGAAAGTCCGGATGTCTCCAAATGTTCTTAGCGTAGTTTGTATCCCATGACTCAATCATTTTGAACATATTGTCAAACTGATTCCACATGGTGGCCGAATCGCGTGAAAAACCTCCCGTAAAACCAGGAACACTCTGATCAACCGCTATAGTGTACTTACCACCACTGAGCTCAAGCAAAGGTGCGAAACGGTAATTAGACTTACCCTGTGGATTTATATCTTTGGGAAACCAGGCATGCCAATCGTCCTTACTACCGAAACCACCAGCACCACCAAAACCTCCGATTAGATAACAATTGTAAGACATCAAAATAGGTGTGTGTCCTGGTTGACCATTCACTTGTATCTGCCCCCATCGGTATTCATTGGCATCCTTATCATGAATAATCACTTCCGGAAGATACCCAGTGCCCTTTCCATTGCTGATCGGACCGGGAGAAGCACGAGATAGTTCGTGATCAATAATAACCTTGAAAATCTGTTCCCGCGATACATGTGCAGCTCTGTTGTCCATGATAATGGACCAGTGACATGTACCAATTACAAAATCTTTCGGTAATTCCAAAAAGTTACCAGTACCACGGAACGGTCCTTGTGAATACATACCGAAAGGATACGGATTCCATCCCCAACTGGTCACCTCTATTTTCTTTCCTCGCATGCTCTGCCAGAGATCCTTGTCCCTGCAAACGGTACGAAGAGTTTTGTCCTTCCATCTGTATTCAGGATCTACCTGGGCGGCGTTATTGTAACGAGCAGCGTATCTAAACTCTTTACCGTCAGTACCAAGATCCCAACCCAATGCTGTAACAGATGATTGAATAACAGTACCGGCCTGATAGAAAGTATTCTTTTCCCATTTGGCAAGTACACTATCGTCGAAGACAACTGGTTTGGGAGAAACACTCCAAGAGGTGTTGAATGTGTACCAGAAGTCTAGTCCTTTGTAATAAACAAGTAGTTGATCTTGTGACATCTTGCTCCAATCACTTTCATCCGATAAGGGATAAAGATTATAGAAATAATAGACAAGTGCGTCTTTCAGATTGTGATTCGACCCATTTAACGGGTGATCGTCTAAATACTCAGAAGGAGCCTCAAAATTATAGATTGGTTGTTTACCACCGGAAATCTTGCTATACCCGTATTTGGGTTGTGTAGCGGGTGACGCACCGAATGAGGCTAAAGTCCTAGCCTTCTGAGTGGTATGGTGATGTTCTGGGCTTATATTAGAACTAGTTAATGGTTGTCTCGGTGCCGCACCAGTAACCATTAATTGTACTCCACCAACGGTGACTGGTACTGACACCTTTTCTCTATAATTTGTACGTCTATCTCTTTCGTGATTCGCAATCTGTTGTGATTGAATAAGATGTAATAGTGTAGGTGTCTGGTTAGAAGAAATATCCATTTATCTATAGTTGATAATATTTTAGATTCAATACTATTTCTAGTATCGGCTCTCCAAACAGATCAGAGTATACGGATTTACACCTCTGTTGATTCTCAAATTAACCGCTACGCTGGGTCATCCTACCTGAACAACACATCGGTTTATTACCTTTAATCGATGCGTAGATTACTTTTTTTGTTTCAAAATTTCACACAAACTACTTACATTATCACCTAAAACAAACTTTAAAATATAGGAGTGATCACACGCCTTCAATAAAAACTTATACATAGTCATTAAAAGGGTCTTTCTATCTTTCATCACTGCAAACAAATTAAACAGTGTAACCATATTGGTGCCATTATCCTTATCCCATTTTTGACATTTTTGTAGAAGATTATTGCTGTAGTTCTGCATCATATCAATAAAGTCGTAAAAAGTTCCATCTTGTTCCAAAAACTTTTTAATATTTAAAATTTCATTATTTATATTGGTTGGGCTGAAATCGTTTTTAAACAATTTACCTGTATATTCTGACAACATACGATCATACTTTAATGCCTCGGTACGTTTATCCATATTAGGTTGTTTCTTTATAGGTTCCCCCCATCTAAACGAAACCGTTTTTCCATTAATGGAGAGATTATATTTTTTAGGATCCTTGTCTTTTATTAAATTACTGAGTGATTGGTAAAAAGCTTTTGCTTCTGCTTCGGTATTGAAATTAAGTTTGATGTTTTCCATACTTAAATTAGAAGGATTGTTGAAAACACCCGGTTTAAACCCAGTCAACCACCAATGTTTTCCAGAGCGTTTGAAAATAGTTTTACCCAAATTGTTTTTCAATTCATACTCCATATGAATTAATTCATCATCTTTGGCACACTCCCACAAACCACTTTTCCCCTCTAATTCATGATAAAGTCCAATTTCACATCCAGTAGATGCGTAATATTGACCCTTCCATAATTCAATCATATATTTTTTCGTTCCAACGGAATAAACAATTGGTTCAATATCAATAACCATATACAACAATGTAGAAAGACGATCGTAGAAATCATTATATCCTCCTATACGTTGCATTGCATCTTTTCTAGTAACAAAAATATTTTGATCCTTATCATATTCGAACCCTGCTAAATAAATTACAGATGTAGCCCAATTCAAGTCAGGTTTTTTTTCATTCTTTACTCTTGATACAATTAAGATTATTACCAACATAACAATAACTATTATCAGAAATATCAATAATGGAGTGAAATTCATTTATTATAAACCTTAAAAATATTATTTAATATATTCGACGTGTCAAAGATTCATTTTCTCTAGTTCAAATTCTGAAATAGCATATGTTTGTACAACAACCACAGTTCGCTTCCCACTTTTTTTTCTCTTTGTTATTAACCCGTTTTCATCTTTAAACATAGCGGGTATATTACGACTATCTTTATCTATACTATCAATATTTGGTAACATATTCCAAACATCATTACCATCATCCCATACTTTTTTGTTTTTATAGGATTTCCAAACTTCCATAATACTTTTTTGTAAAACTTTCCTCTGTTGTTCTCTGCTCTCCCTATTTTCTTCATTCGCGTAATGTCCATCGCCATATGTTTTGAATATCTTAGACTCATCACTGTCAACACCATCTTTCCACCCAATCGTCTTTACCCATAAACCCCGAGTGTTGTCTTCATCGTGCATTAATTTAGCCATAAAATCACCCAATTTTACACTCCACTCCGTGTTTAATCTTTTATCTATAAAATTCATCCTCTCTGGGTGGGAATGTCCATTGTGTAATGCTTTTCTCGGTGTTCGAAGATGACCAGCCGCAAAATAGTCAGATAAGAAATGACAGGCGAATGCGTTGTATTTATACGCCAATTCTAATTCCTCATTAGTCTTTGCACTAGCAGCGGTTTTCTTTGCAAGACTGTGACCAGCACTGTATGCACGCCATGCACATCCACCATATACAAAATGATCCCAATTTAATTCTGCCAATTCCATATATCTACCATTTTCCAATAAATTGAGTAGATTAATACCACGTACATTATCTGATATTAATTTCGAACCGCCACCAGTATCCTCATTATATACAATATCAAAACTAAGACCAGAATTAGCATAAAAATCAGAAGGTTTTTGGGTTTTTAAGATAGAATTTCTAATACCTTCAATTTCTATATCAAACTGATTCAAAATTTTTGGCACTTCGTCTATGGATTTTCCAAACTTACTACTCCATTTATTTTCCGCTCCGTCTGATTTATTTAATGTGTTGAATGCCGCAAGAAACAAATTTTCCGCTTCCTCCTGTGTTTTCGCATCTGATATAGGTTTATCGGTACCGTAAATATCACCCCCCAATGCTAATATTTCACCATACGATAAATTAAGTCCATTATCCATTGTAAATTTATATGTATCGGTTGGGACTTTTACTATAACCTCCTTATCACCCTTATCACCCTTATCACCCTTTTCTTTTTCTTTTTCTTTTTCTTTTTCTTTTTCTTTTTTACGTTTTGTCGCAAATACAATAACAATAACAATAGCTATAGCTATCATCAGAAAAATTGTTAATAATATTAACTTCATTCTTTATTTATTAAAATATAAATATAATGGCGATAGTTTTATAGAATAGTCGCCGTTTCCAGCAATAACATGTTCTCCACTGTTATACTTTTCCACCTTTTCCACCTTTTCCACCTTTTCCACCTTTTCCACCTTTTCCACCTTTTCCACCTTTTTACCCTTTTTACCCTTTTTACCCGAAAATATTAGCAATAACAATACAACTAATAAAATCGTCGATACAATTAAAATGTAAAACATTCTCATTTATTAAAAAAAGAATTATTTATTTACGTTAATACAATAATATTACAAACCAAACTGTACTCTCATTGGTGTCCACTTAGATACGGTAAGTTTGGTATAACTCTACACACTTGTCGGAGCTTCCGGTTTGGTCGTTTAGACGAAGCGCAGCGGTTGATAATATATTCTTCAGATTATTGTAATGAGATTTTCCTACGATGACGATGTAATTATCGACATTATCATTCTTTAAGAGATCACGAAGAATAAAGAAGTCCGATACTTTCTTCCATGCATCTTTCAACGCTCTGTGTACTTCAGAACCTTGCACATGTCCAAGCATAGCTGCAATGTCTTTGAAAGTTTGGTCCATATCCAAAAAGTAAGTGGTCTCTAAGTAATTCTTAATTTCTCTGTCGTAATCCCCTGTTAGTTTGAACAGTTCTGCATAGTCTCTCTGCTTCTGATAGAAAGGTTCGATAAAATCTGAGAATATTTTTTCCCAAGATCCAGTATGCTTTTTATACCCATCTCCGTATAGATCTCTATGACCTTCTACTCCCAAAAAGAAAGAGCGACTATCGAATGGAATAATATTTTTCAACTTTCCGATTTTATCCAGTGCCGTGTAAGTATCGCGAATAGCTTCAGAACCGATTCTAGTGGCATCGTCTCCACCATTATACTCCAACATTACTCTACAATTGGGATTATGCTGTACAGCTTGCTTACAGTACTCAGACACCGTAATAGATCTATTTGGACAGGTCCATGATTTTTCGTGTATTTCCCCGATCATTGTTATTAGTCTAATGTCACTGAAAATGTATTGTGAAAAGGCAACCGTGCTTTCTAACTGCGTATTGGTTTCTACAAATAATAAGTTTTTTCCGATTCTTTTCTCCAGTTCGAGTCGTTGTAAAAATTTCTCCAGATCCTCAATATCAAATTGTGTGTCCATTTTATAATTAGTTGAATAAAATTATAAAATTCAATGTAAGCAAGCTGTACACGGTTCAATCATATTTGATTAAACCACTAATACAATATTCATAATACATCATACTATGCTTGATATATTCCTTCTTATACTTCAAGCACAGACCGGTCTCGGCGTATCCGTTCACTGACCAGCTATCTGTATATGGCTTGAGCTTGCCATCTTCTAGTATACCTATTCGGCATTTATCTGAGAGTTCTAGAAGCTCTTCAACATATTTATGTAATCTTTTACAGTTCGATTTCTCTAAATACATTTTATTTATGACGCTACGAGTTTAGATTGATAATTCACCCAACAATGCAAGAAGAGTAGTCGAGATTTCATTCTTTTTGTCAATAATTTTGTACAAAATCTTATCCCCAGATGGCACACTTTCATTCTTGGGAATATGTGAAGGAGGTACCAAACTCATCAAATAAACGTCTACCTTGCGTTTGCTCAATGGCAAGTGCGCATGTGAATTGTAACGAATAGCACGACCAATTATCTGTTGTAACCCAGCATCGTTCCATGTAGGGTCTAAGACAACAACACTACGTACTCCTTTCAAATCAATACCTTCTCCACCAGCCTTGGTGAGAATCAGAACCTCAAACTCGTTTTTATTGAACGCATCGATAATACCTTGTCGTTCCTCGGTGGGAGTACTTCCAGTGAAGGTTTGGAAAGAAATATCATTCCTCAACAACGCTTCGGTAATAGGACGAATACCAAAATCTATCCAGTTAGTATAGATAATGCAATGACCTTTTTGCAGTATGCGTAAAGCCGCTTCGACCTTGCTGGAGTAATATTCGGCACCGGCGCCGTTCACTGCACGACGATATCCGTTGTAAAACTTACCTGGATTTGTGAAAACAATATTATATAAATTTATACCGTAGACTAAATCAGCATAGTCTCGGTAATACTTCTCTGACATTTCAACATCCACATAATGATCGATACGTTCCGGGAAATGCTTTGGATCTTTACAATCGACCATATCAACCTTGTCCTTCAATAGATATGTAAAAGTGGCTAAGTTTGTGTCATTGATACCCTTACCTAACATTTCATCCACCGTGCCCTGAAAGAACTGTTTCTTGGTACCAACAATCATTCGTCCGTAAACCATGTTAATTAGAGGAATAAAATCAGTTATCTGGTTCACAAATGGAGTAGCTGTTAGCATAAGACGCTTATCCGCCTTTATAGCAGCTTTCACCACCGCAATAGACTTTTTACCCTTGGGATTACGCATGTTATGTGCCTCATCCACTACTAGGAACTTATTCTTAAGAGAAATTGCACGACCAGCCTTATCTTCATGCATGAACTTATCGTAGGAATAGAACTCGTACCGGTCGGTATTCTTGACTCCGTACGCTTTCATCTCCTTCTGGAAGTTAGAGATCAAGGAGGTAGGTCCAACAAAAACAACACCACGATCCGGATACTTATCCAGATAACACTGCGTGGTCGTAATAGCAGTCAAAGTCTTACCACAACCAGTGCCATGTACTACGATCAAACCGTCATTATTTTCCATATACTCAACCACTTTCATTTGTAGATCTTTCAATCGTAGCTTTGATCTTTTGACGCAATTTCCAGCAATCTTATTGATACGCTTATACCGCTCAGATTTATTAACACGTTCCACCGGATTTCTGGAAGACTTTCTGGGAGACTTTCTACGCGAAGTAGACTTTACACTGGAAGGTTTCTTACTGGAAGGTTTCTTACTGGAAGGTTTCTTACTGGAAGGTCGTTTGATTCCCGACTTGTTTTTACACCGATTAGTAACCGGATCCCTTACCTGGTGAGATTTGCACGGCTTGAGAGAACGCGATCTCCTACGTCGTGCAGGCGTACCGGATTTACGACGCGAAGGTTTCTTACTGGAAGGTCGTTTGATTCCCGACTTGTTTTTACACCGATTAGTAACCGGATCCCTTACCTGGTGAGATTTGCACGGCTTGAAAGAACGCGATCTCCTACGTCGTGCAGGCGTACCGGATTTACGACGCGAAGGAGACTTTACACTGGAAGGTTTCTTACTGGAAGGTTTCTTACTGGAAGGTTTCTTACTGGAAGGTTTCTTACTGGAAGGTCGTTTGAATCCCGACTTGTTTTTACACCGATTAGTAACCGGGTCCCTTACCTGGTGAGATTTGCACGGCTTGAGAGAACGCGATCTCCTACGTCGTGCAGGCGTACCGGATTTACGACGCGAAGGAGACTTTACACTATTTTTTTTAGCACCCAAACTCTTGCCTTCTTCGTCCGAAATACGTTTACCATCCTTATAGTAATACTTCTGACCGTTCTTTGTATTGATATAATATGCTGCCATTTATATTAAAGCAAAATAAAAAAAGTATATTTAAACAACCACCTGTTACTAAAAATGAAAAAGACTATTTTAGTAACAGGTGGTTGTGGATTTATTGCTAATCATTTCATAGAGCACCATCTATCATAAGACTACTTGGGATATTGAGAACATTACCAAATCTGGAGAAATTCTTCTATTTTTCTACAGATGAGGTGTATGGATCCGCTCCAGAAGGAACGGCGTACAATGAAATGGATCGCCTACTAGAATACATACAAAATTCAAGTGAATTATGAGATGGTTAACTTTCATTGCGTCAAACTATTGAATGGACTCTGGATAACCCGAAATGGTTGGAAGAGTAATTGTAATACACTGAGTGTATTACAATTGATCTAAGTTAGCTTTAAATTCTTTACTTGTTAGAGATGTTAGAGATGTTAGAGATGTTAGAGATGTTAGAGATGTTAGAGATGTTAGAGATGTTAGAGATGTTAGAGATGTTAGAGATGTTAGAGATGTTAGAGATGTTAGAGATGTTAGAGATGTTAGAGATGTTAGAGATGTTAGAGATGTTAGAGATGTTAGAGACGGGGACGACAGTTGTTTTTACCTTAACAGAATCGGTCAATGTACTTGTTTCACTACTGTTAACTTCCTCGTCTGTTTCACTACTGCTATCTTCCTCGTCTGTTTCGGGATCTATAAATGGCGGATTCGATTCATTCACATTATGTTCTGCAAACTGAATCTCTTTATCATCTGTTAGAATTCCATTGGTGGCGTCTTCTAGCTGTGCATACAAACGGTGAAACTTATGAATGTATTTAGAAGTTTGATAGATACGAGCTATCAACAGACCAAGATGATATTGTTGTTCTCGCAAACATTGTTCCAATGCTCCAGTGACGTTGTTTTGAGAGATATATTGGTCGATTACTTTAGACATTTTTATCTCTCTAGTTTTTATCTCTCTAGTTTTTATCTCTCTAGTTTTTATCTCTCTAGTTTTTAAGTTGTATAAATACTTATACAAACTTACTCTTATGTCAGTTCCTCCACCTTTGCTTTACTAGGAATATCACCAGCGGCCTTTGCTGCCTCTACCTGGGCGTTAATACGGTCTTCGATCGAGTTACCGGAAGATTGATCCTGCTTTCCACCCATCATACCGGTCAAATCGGGCATTCCATTTCCTCCTACACCACCCATCATAGCACCCATCATTGGTCCGATCATACCGGCGAGATCCGGCATTGGTTGTTGAGTACCATTATTATCGGGAGCATCGGAACCTGCTGTTAAACTGCTCATCATAGTGTTAATCATATTCACAGCCTGTTCACCACCTTCCTGATCACCTGCATCGTCACTCAGCTTAGTAACCATGTTCTGTACTGTTCCCATCAATTTACCAAGGTCAAGCGAACCATCCTGAAGTCCGTTACCCATACCCTGAACCAAATCAGTGAAAATACCTGACTGCATGATAGATGACACAGCCTCCATTGGGTTGGCGTTAGGATCGACCTTATCTTCAACCTTGGAAATAATATCGGACAAAAAGTTCACTTCGTCTCTACCTCCCTTTTGAGATTGTTCCTTAAGAAGCTGACGTGCCTTTCCAGTGGGATCGACAAGCGCTGAAATGGTCAGTAGATGATTCCAAATCACGGACTGTGTTTCCATGTCGGCGTGTGCAAATATCTCCTTAATGTTGATAAATACACGGTTGGAATAAGAAATCTTATTATTTTCAAGCTTCTGAATATCTTTCTCTGTAATTGAGTCCCTGTTGGTAGTACAGAAAAGACGAAAAGCCTCAATGTGTTTCTGAATAGGCTTGTCGTGTGCAATAGTTGTCTTGTTAATCAAGTGCGCATAGAGCTTTAGAGGTCTATGCTTATCTTCAAAGACTTCAGCCAAATCATTCGTGAAATTGGAAATAGCCTTGAACGTAATTAGTGACGTATCTGTAGACATTTTACTTTGAATCTGTATGATTTTAAATACTAATTATCTACTATTGTCATTAGTATTTGGTCTTGTCAGGGAGGAGAATAAATATGTAAACAGCTTTAATCTGAATTTAGATTCTTCCGATTGGAATTCCCTTACACAAATAAAATTGAAACAAAAACGATCAAAAAGAGAAAAAATTAGAGCAAAATGGGTGAACAATGCGAATTCTGTTTGACCGAATTCACCAACCTTAAATATTTACAACGCCACCAAAGTGTAATAAAATACTGTCATAATTACAAGTATGTCATATTCACATGCCGTAAGTGTAATTTCAGTACACGTGGTATCAAGAACATTGATACTCATATCAAAAACTGCAAGAGTACAACAATACCGGTTGAAGATCCTGTCTATGAGCTGCAGAAAAGAATAAAAGAGTTAGAAGAGGAGGTACAAGCTTATAAAACCAATCTGACCACATTGAAAGATTCGTTAGAGAAAGATGATGAACTGACTACCCGTCTACGCCTTGAACGCTTCAAAAACCAGATTTACAGACATATTATTGAAAAAAACACATCTATTCGTCTAGGCGACGTTTTGGTAGAAGAAGAGGAGGGAGTTCATGTATATAATATTCAGGGTGGTAACATTCCTGTATTCATACACGAACACATTAAAGGCGAAGAAGGTTTGGATATAACACAACAGCTACCAGGTTTGCGACTCAGTGCCATGAAAGAAGAAAAGAAGGCTCCAGAAAAGAAAACTAGTGAAAAGAAAACTAGTGAAAAGAAGGCTCCAGAAAAGAAAACTAGTGAAAAGAAAACTAGTGAAAAGAAGGCTCCAGAAAAGAAAACTAGTGAAAAGAAGGCTCCAGAAAAGAAAACTAGTGAAAAGAAGGCTCCAGAAAAGAAAACTAGTGAAAAGAAAACTAGTGAAAAGAAAACTAGTGAAAAGAAGGCTCCAGAAAAGAAAACTAGTGAAAAGAAGGCTCCAGAAAAGAATGTACAGATCGTCACCGATATTCCTGTAATGGAAGAAGAAAAGAGTAAACGCAAACAAACGTACCGGTCTATCAAATCTTGTATCAAACTTGTATCGGAAATCAGTGATAAAGACCTGAATATGAATATTGATTTGGTTGACGCTGAGATTCGGAATCAAATGGAGGAGTTCGGCAACCTTGAGGAGGTTAAGGAGTCTTTCAAGGCAACGTTTTCCACTCTGAAACAAAGCAGAATCTATACAAAGATTTTACGCGATCTTCGTGAAAAACGCTCACGTATATTTGGTCGTATGTCTATCAGTGCTTACCAAGACTTGGTCTACGAGCATATTCGTACTATCGAGGATATTTTTCGAGACAAAAATTACACAACGAAAAAAAGCACTTTTATTATCTCCAGGGGTCTATCGCCACTAGAAAGTCGTTTGACCGCCTACGGAAACTATACGGAGTCACATCTTGAAGTTGACGAGATTCAGAGACTCGGTACTGTATTGGATCTGGGTTCGGACCACGAGAAGGAGCATGTACCGTTTGAGGACGCTAAGATTCGTGATTACTTCTCCAACTACAGCGTGGTATTGTTCTCAATTCGTCAGAACATTCGAAGATACTTGTTCAACCGCTACGGATTCCATAATGTAGTGTACTTGCCTTTACCAAAGAATACCGAGGACGATCCATACAGTTTCTATGTATTGGAGCGAGTCAATAAGGACAAGCGGTACTGGAAAATGGACTGTCGGTTGGAAAATCTTAGTACCAGTCTGATCACCGATGTGCTTCCCTACATGGTAAGCATGTTCCGTAGATTATATCGTGACGTGTACGGAGACAACGAGTTCCGCTCTGACTATGCATCTAAGTGTCAGATCACCGAATGTGATTGTGAGCAGTTGCTACAAAACATCATAATGATGGGGCAACCTAAGGAGTTCTGTATTGTTTTGCGTGAAATCGTGAAGAATAAATCCACCTATAAGCCTACTGAGAATGACAAGTTCAATCTATATGGTGACGACTCTCTTCAACGTAAACGCTTTCAGGAGAAGGAGGAAGTGGACCTTGTGGAGATCATTAAGCAACTGTTTGACGGCATATCCTCAGAAGAGGCGGTGGATTTCTACCGTAGTAGAACACCTTAAAAGTTCTCGCAGTCTAGAAGAAATCTAGAAAGTATGTCAATCAGTCGTAAAAGATCAGCCAAATCTGACTTGGATTCAGACTCTTTACACAAGAACGTTAAGATACCAAGATTTCCAAAAGAGCATTTATTGTAACTACAAAAGTTCCGACCTCCTCCATTTTTTTTGAGTCCGGTACTTTTGGAGATTCTAAAATAAAATACTCTGGTGTATATTTTATTTTTTAAAAAATTCTACAGATTTATTGTAACTACAAAAGTTCCGACCTCCTCC